GGCCGTTCTTTCTCATTATAATCGAATTTGTGGTTTCCAAGCACATGTAAAAACATCTCTTCATAAATTATCGGAACGCTCAAACGCTCACAGATCATTGAAAGGATCTTTTGGCTCAACCAAGGATTCAAACCATCAGTAGCTGCAGAGTAATCCCCAGAAACGAACAGACTTCCGTCCGGTAGTTCCCAGAAAATCTTTCCACCACTAACCCTTTGTTTGATCTCACCAGCTAGTAAACACCCCGCAAGGTAGTCATTCATGACCAATTCGTCTACTTGTTCGCCGATGAGCCTAAAAGGTTTTAAATCTTTTAGGGCTCTCCAAAGATGTCTTTGAAGAGTCTTTGCGAGGTACTGAGGGATTGCTTCACCCTTTGTAAGAACTCGCACCTTGAGTGGCTCCAAAACTGTAGCCACGGTTGCATTCAATGGACCTGTGTCATCTAAAGACCCAGAACACCCCTTGTCAGCCAGAAACTCTCGGTAAAGGTTCCCAAAATGATAATCTTGGAAACAATCACTCCTAATTTCTGTTGTACCAACACGAGGATGATAATGGATCTCCACTAAGAAAGAAAGGAGGTTATAGCCACCACTAGCATCATTTACACAACGCACATAATCACGACCACCACCTTCTTTCACCTTCCTTTCGAAGCTCGCTTTGTTCGAGCATTCTCCCAATTCTAGACAAAGTTCTTCACCCTCAGCAAACATCGCATTTACTGTGATTCTCGCACATTTGAGGGCTCTTGAATGTATGTCTTCCATAAGTTCTTCATCGAATTCATCTAGGTCCTCAAAGTCCTCATCCTGGAAATCCATCTCCTGGCCTGTTACCAGGTCAGTCGGGTAAAATCTCTCAGACATTGACTTTGCATGTTTATCTAGTGTTTGTTCCACAAAAGAATCAGGTACAACCCAACAACCACGCTTAGCTTGGTTCCAGTTTTGAAGAAAACGCAGATTAGACTTAGTCTTTCTCTTTTTTTTCTTATCGCACCGGATTCGCGACATGATAGATCTCTTTAGTTTTCCCTTGAAAAGGACAGGTGAGCTTTCAAAGCCATCTGGTTTCTTTGGTAATTCTTGTAGATCATCACACCAAGAGCTCGCTGCCAATGGGTATGCACAAATGTATTTAGCATAAGGAACAAATTCGGTCTCCACATCCCAGCCCAGACACTCAGTCAGGCCCTCCAGTATGGAGTCGAC